TTCCGTATATGGATTATTGCCGGTTGCTGTCGGTACTGTATTGGAATTTGTGAGGACCAATACTATTGTTCATTTTATCAATCCATAAATTTTCAGCCATGACAGAATCTTATTGTAGATGAACTCCACATCATTACGGAAGTTCATATAGTTGTACTGATAAAGAAAGACCAAATCCGCACAATTATTAGAAATTGTGCTTTTAGCCTGAATGCCTAATACATTGGATAACTCGTTACGCAACCCGGAAGCCATCTTATCGCCTGCCAAAGAGGATGGAGAGTAAAGATATAATATAATGAAGATGAACTTTTTCCGTTGCATTACTGTACTTATACCTTCATCGGAGTTTTTACAAATGATATTAGTGAACGTTTTATAAATTAGGGGAATAAGCTTCTTATCTGATAGTATCGGTTTTATTAAGATGTTTTCTTCTTTGGACAAATCCGATTTTACGCTTCTGATTTTCCTAATGCGTTTGATTTTATCAAAATCCAGTTCCATGACACGATTATTTAATTAGAAATCCGTATATTTGTACCTAAATAATCGTTGGGGGCCTGCTTGGTCGTGCGGGCTGGCTCCCTTTTTTTATTTTCCATTTGTCTCCCGTCCCCACCGCATTGCATTGTAGAGTGAGGTGGCATAGAGTTTCACTTCCCAATTTTTGGTAAGATATTCGTTACCAAGGGCTGCAAGACTGGCTTTGTACCAGAGGTATTCATTTCTTTCAAGTTTCATATATTCCTTTATTTGTCCGGTTCAATAAATTCGACATCGTAGAGTTCACAAAGTTGCTCGAATGTAGCTTCCTCTAAATCATGGTCGAAGATGTGGAAACACCCAAAGTTGTAGTCGAAGTTCTGACCGTCACAGAATGTTTGCTTTTTCGCGAGCGCACATTCTTTGCTTTCCAAAGAGAAGCATACGATTTCGTATCCTTTATCAAGGAGTTGTTTAAGCCGGGGATAGTCCTGACTAGTGGTGTAGAATATCATCATAGACTGAATTATGTAAAAATAACAAGAGAGCATCATCTTTCGTTGATGCTCTCTATATTAAAAGAATTCCTTAGTTGTTCTTTCTATTTAATTCTGTCGACTACAATATGCGCTATTTCTACAAATTCATCCAAACAGTCCTTTACATATTGATAATGAGCACCTATAACGCCATCATTACTGGTAAGCTCAAATACCGGTTTCTTCGCTTCTTGAGCTAAAGGAATTAGACTATGATAATTTCTAAAATCCGCAATTTTATAATCGACTCCACCAATAACCAAATCTAAGGGGGACAACCTTTCCGAAATTAACGGCTCTATAAGGTATTGTTGAATATATGCAGGAATCTGGTTACTCCAATTCTGATACGCTTTTGTCTTGCGCTGCCTATATACATTGAATTGATGTAAAATATATCCTGAAAATTTAGGCTCGCCTTTAGGGATGTCGAAATTATTCACTCGCGCTCTTTGCTTAGCAAAATTATAATCGTCAATCCACTGTGCAAATACTCTTCCTATATTTTGAGTGCCTCTTAAAGAAAACAAATCAGGAATCATAGGTATAATAAAGTTATCGCAACTCAATATAACAGAACGATTCAATGATCCTAAGTTAGGACCTAAATCGACGAGGATATAATCTATCTGATTTGATTCTCCGAACTCTTTTACCATCCTCAACAATGAGGATGTTACACGGAAACCTCTTTCTTGCGCTGCCAATATTTGCGTCCACGCATTAGACAATTCTCCTTCAAAGTCCGACAATAACAAATCTCCTATAAAAATCCAAATTCCTCTTCCGGGAACATGATAAGGAGTAACAGTCTTTACATCTCCAGCACCAGTAACGATTGGCTCAATAGCTTTATATAAACTATTGCCTTGTTCTCCCCAAGCCTCTTCGATAATGTTTTCCGAACAGATATGAGCAGTCAAGTTACATTGGGGATCTAAATCGACAAAAAGTACCCTTTTCCCAATTTGTTCTAAAGCGTACCCTAAATGGAAAGTAAAGGTCGTTTTCCCAACACCGCCTTTATTATTGAAAAAAGCTATTGTTTTCATAAATGACAAATTTAAAATCGCACCAAATATACAAAAATATTTGAGTAAGCGATTTGATTATACACTATTTAATTCTTTCAATTCTTCTCTTCGTCAATCATCTTTTTTATCTTGGCTGCATCTTCGTATTTCTCCTGTTGGATACAGAGAGCCAAAATATGATATAGCATATCGAGATGTGTGGTGTCGTGTCTCGACTTGACCCAGCGCATGAAGTTAATTGTCTCGTCCAGCCTCTTTCCCATCCGATTAATTATGCGACAGACAAACCATACGAGGAAGCATAAAGCCAAGCTGTTCACTACGAAGAACAGGGCTTGCAGGATAAAATTCAGGGATGTTCATTTTAAAACCCGCCTTCCTTATATTTGGTTATACATTCATCCAATTGCTTTTTGGCGTCTTCCACAATCTTTTGATATTGCCTGATTTCTTCAATTTCATTTTCTGATAATTTAGGACAACCTTTGAGCCATGAATGGTAGTTACAACCGTTTATTCCGAAGAAGGAACATTCTGTGTTATAGTCATACCATTTCAGCAGTTCCCCTTCTGGAGCATCCTCTTTGAGGTCGGTGACTATCACGTCCATGTTGAAGTAATAGTCGCCACAACACACTATTTCGCCCACGCATCCGGCTACCCAACTTTGCTTCGCATCCTCATAGTCGAAGCCGTGCTTTTCGCAGAAGGCTTCGAGCAGGGTGTTGCAGGAATCGTAGTAATTGTTCAATAATTGGTTATTCTTCATCGCTTCCTCCTTCCAGTAGTTCGGGGTTGTCGTGGATGTTACCATTTTTTTCCATTAAATAATCACACAACCATTCGCCCAAAGGTCTTATACCCAAAATCGCTTCATATTTGAATCGTATGCACCATGCGCCAACCTTATTATTCCATCCGACAACGCAAACAAATTCTTTATTGTTGTGATAAAATTTGAGTATATCATCTTCGTAAATCTCCTTCCCGTTCTTGTCATAAAATAAGGAGAACTGCCCGACGGTTTCTGGATTAACTTGTATTGAGGATAGGTCAATAGAATTTATGTCGTTTATGTAATCTTCGTCGGCGAGGTAGCCATACACCCATTCGTCATTGTCGATTCTTTTTCCTCTGAATTTGATTATCCGTTTCATTTCTGTCCTCCTTTCTTTTTTAGTTCTGCCACCAAAGCGTCGGCATATATCACAGATTTTTCTATAACCTTTTTTTCTGCATTGGAAACACCTTCATAACACGTAATTAAAGACTTCATCGCAGCTATGGCCGCCTGTATGCGGACTTGATTCCAGTCGATGGTGTCTTCGCCATTGGTTTGTAAAAATTCAAGTTCCGACTGGGAATAGTAAATTCCACTGCAATCATCGCTTATATATACTCGTTCGATACCGTTTTTACTAATCACGCGTTCTCCCGTTTCGTGGACATTCACTATATGCCCGTTTGATTTTATTCTTGCTTTCATATCCATTTTACTAATTCAAACTCATATACCCACACATAAGGATTGCTTTCCCATGTGCCTTTGCCGCTTATCTTGTCTATCAAAGCAGCGTAGGCTTCACGGGGTGTATCAAATAATTCCCCTGTTGAACACCAAGAAAAACCTTCTTGCTCATAGTAATTAATCCCCTCTGCCATACAATCAACATCAGATATATCCTGCAATCTCTGTATTCTTACTTTGGTTATGCGGATGCGGTGAAGCATATAATCTGCCCTGACAAACATCTTGTTGTTCCAACCTGCAAGTTTTGTTGGTTCAACACCTTCAAACTCCAGACAATCGTCCCATAAAGCTCCATAAGACATGTCTTTATAGCTTCGTGCAATGGCAACGATTTCATTAACTAAGTATACCGGTTGAACATACATCGGTACAAAATCATAGTCTTCCTCATCATAAATGCGAACCTCAACACCTAAACGATAGTCTTTTGCCCCTGTGATTTTAGGTTCTCCAACAATCTGTCTTTGTATGTTTTTAGGGATAGTTATTATCCTCCTTGTCTGCGTCTTTCTTCCTTCCAATACGGCTCGTGTCAAGTCGTATTTATCTGAAAACATAATCTTTTTCATGCTCAATACTTTTTGTTCCCGTGTTTATACGGGCGGAGTTCGTTATACTTCATTTTCTGTTCGATGTGCCACTCAATGTCGATACCTTTTTCTTGGCAATACCTTATTATGGAAGCCAATACAGCACAGATTTTCGTTTCTACCGTATGTTGCTCTTCTGTTATTATTCCGGTAAGAACATAGCATATTTCCGAAAACATAACGTTCTGTTTCAAACTTACCAAATCGTCAACAAAATCGTATGCAGCAGACAAATCATATTGCCTCAGTCCTGCCAAATCCAACAAGCGTATCACGGCATCGGAAAGTTCGTCCTCCACGGAATCTTTGATGTATTCGTCAAAAGCGACCTTGTAAGCATGATCCGGGTCTGTTGTGAAACGACATATAAAATCTTCAAATGGTGTCCTGAATGCGTGCATTCTTTTCCTGTCAGCTTCTACGGCTTCCATTAGCTCTGAGATTACCAAGCAGAGGAAGTGTTCATTACTATATTCTTCCTCGTGCCAGCCGTGTTTGCAGGCCGTCTTGTAGGCACGGTCTCTCAGTTCGTTCAAGTTCATGGGTCAATCCTCCTTGTTTTCGTTTTTGATATTAATGAAACTATTATGGCTAAATGGAAAGGGAATACAAATAATGAGTATTACCGTACCGATCCAATGAAAAAAGTCCTGAAATATAAATTCCAATATGTCTAACATTTATTATTCCTCCGTATTAGGTAGTAAATCTTCGATGTATGCCCAACGTACATAATATTTCATCATATATTCCCAATGTGCAGGTGTCTCATCAATAAAGTGAATCGTTCCTGACTTATGTTTCAATAAAATGGGAAGTATTTTAAAATTAGGCTTCTCTTCCATGTTGTGCCACACGGAATTTATGCGCCATTTGGCACCACTGACAAAAGCCTGTTTAACGTCTCTAACTTCTGCATAATCGCTGTCCTCAGCTTGGGCGGTATATGTTGCCACTACTTTTTCAATCTGTTCTTTTGTCATATTAATCGCCTTTCTCCTTAATCCGTTCCAAAACATCCCTATTAGCTTCTAATATTTCATCAAAAGAAGGAATAGGTTGTATTTTCAGATTATTCCACCTTTCCACTAACTCATCTATGCTTTCATATAGTTGAGTACCGAGAATTTCATAAGGATGTGTAGCGATTGGGCATATTTCTTCATTAGGTTGCTCTTCTTTTATTTCGTGCCTTAAAGCAAAATATAATCCACTATAAGGTCTAGTCAGGTAATCTTCATCATGTATATTTCCTTCGCTGTCACATATAAATATACTTGGTGCTTCGCCACAAAACGGACATGGTTTTAATCTTTCGTCTTTCATATTTTTCATTGTTTTATCCTTTCATGCGTCCTAAAAAACACAGTTCAAATACATCTTGGTACCAGTCTATAACAGAAAATTCCAACATGGCATTTTCATCCGCAAGGTCGTTTATTCTCAATAGCGGATAATGTACTCCGTAGGGGTCTATATAATATTCTTGTGAAATATCATCCATAATACGTTTATTATCTTGTTTGCCAAAATAGAAATTAAGGCTTTTCAAAATGTGTTCTGTCACGTAATCCGGACTCCACATAGCTATTTCTTGTCTTCTTAATGCGTACTTCATTATTCAAATCAGTTTAAGTGCTTCGAGTATTCCTGCGTTGAGGGCTTCTTCGTAGATTTTATACATAGTTGAACGTCTGTCCGCCAACCCTATCAAATCGTGACGTGGGATTGTCAGGATGTCATAGCCATAACAGTTATTGCAATAGTAACTTATTTCCACGTGCAAGCATTTTTCTTCCCTCAGCCATTTCTGCGCTTCGTACAAGGTGGGTGTTGGATGTTTTAGCACATTTGTGTTTATATAAGAATTGCACTCAAACAAACCATCTCTTGTATAAAAAGCCATACAATCTTCATCAAACCCTTTTTCCTTCAGCAGCTTCGCCACTTCAAGACTAACGTAATCTTCTTTGTTCATAAATATTCTCTACATTTAAATCCTTTTCTCGGTTCAAAATCTTTAAATTCACAAGTTCTAAATATCCACTTTTTATTCACCCATCCTGCTAAGTCCTTTTGCCATTGAGGGAGGACCTGCCGTGGGTTGTTTAAATCTCTATACGGTTGGGCGTGTGGTAGGTACCTACGTCCTTTATTTCTCCAATGATTCACCCGATTAAATGATTCTTTAAAATCGTCAAGAAGGATGCAATAAAAGAAATATTCACCCTTGTAACCGTACTTTTCTATTAAAGCCGTGGCGCGTTCACATTCAACTATCTGCTTTGGTGTATCGCAGCCGAATCTTATACGTTTTATCCATTTGACCTTAGCTAATAGTTTTGCAATATCATCCGTAACTAATCGTGCGTCTAATCCTTGATTAAAATCTACATGTAAATTCAAACGGATAATCTTTTCTATCTGACCTAATCCGTAATCGGAAGCAAGTATATTATTGTCCATGAGAATAATATTTTTTCGCCCTTCTATGGCTATTTCCTCGATGTCCATATAAGGCCGTATGTTTCCCTCTTTTTTGGGTACGACACACCATTTGCATTTATTGGGGCAACCACGTGTAAGAAAACCGTAGGCTGTTTTATGGTCTATGGAGGAGTATAAGCTGTAATCAGGTTGCATTCGGTCGATTTGTTCCAGCAGAAGCTTCTGTATATCATATCCTGTTCCGCCTTTCTCTATGCAATCCGCATTGTTTATGTATTGATGGTAACCTTCCGTAAATGAAAATACTTTCGCCATATACAATTTATCATAGTGTTCAAACGGGTTATACCATTCCACCCTATTGCCTTGCTTTTTGTGCCATGCACTTATCTTCATAAGAGCAAGGTTTGGATAATTGCTATCTACAGCCAATAAACCTATATTCATAAATCAAACAGTTCTTTTTGTACATATACATCGCCGTTTTTCAGTTCTATTTCGCCCAAACACTCTTCCCTAAAGCGTTTTTCCTGCGCATTGAAATATTCTTTATCTATTTCAGTTCCCCAAAAATCAAAACCCATTTTATAGGCGGCTATCCGGCTGCTTCCGCTACCCAAATGGGTATCGAGTATCTTATCACCGGGACGCGCAAACTGACGAAATAAATAGGAATATAATGATATCGGTTTTTGTGTAGGATGAAACTTTCCTCTGTCTATATCACCACCTCTATTGGAAATGGTTATATGTTTTGCAGGCTTATCAAAGGAAGTCCAAGCAAATTCACATTGAGAAAAGTTTTCCCATACCTGTTGTTTGTCCCAACACACAAAACACCGGGTCGGTGGTAATGGAAAATAATTACCACCCCATATTATCTGATTCCTGCTGACCCGAAAAAGTTCATCAAAATATTCTTGATTTGGACGGATATCCCATTTCTGAATATTTCCACGATTTAGACTTCTATCTTTTAGTTTACCTCTTCCGTGTGTACTTTTCTTGTCCAGTCCGTATGGTGGATCTACTACAGCCAACTCAAAGAACTTGTCAGGAATAGATTTCATGTATTCCATGCAGTCCGTGTTATATACTTCACTTATTGGCATAATTCTATTGCTTTAAATATCTCATAGGCTACCTGCGGAACTATTGCGTTTCCGTAGGCTTTCACGGATTCTTGCCTCCATTTAGAAAAGGTAATACCGTCCAATCTACCGGAAATCCCATCATCTCCGCTACAAATCGGGGGTTGAGTTGGGAAGTTTTCCCATATAGATGTGCTATATTGTGGTTTAAATTGCTCATCCGGCTTATCCCGTCTTTCCGGTCCTTGGTCGTTCCTGTATTTTTGTCGCTTGCTGTTGGAGTAGGAAGAATCCCATTTACCGCCATGTCGTTTAGTTCCACTGTGTACCCTTTCTCTATTTTCCGATTCATCCTTACACTGCCCATACGTGAACCGTTCCTGTAATCTCTTGCCGTCGGGGTCGGTAACATCCCGTGAAAATCCATCCAATCCGTTAAACCGTTCGGGCGCGTCTCTCCATTTTTCCGACTGTGGAAAGTATTCCCGCCCGCAGCTTTCAGCTCTTTCACCCTCTTCTCGTGCCTTATGTCGATCGCCATCGGAGTAGGTAGTAATCCCATCTTTGCAGCCATAGCAATAGTCGGCCTTTCTTTCGCATTCGGAGATAAGCTTTTGTTTATTCGTCCAGTTCCTGCATCTATCGCGGTTGGGGTTGGAAGCAGGCCGAACGCTGCCCCCGATGATAGATTGTTCAACTTCGTTCCAGTCCTGTCTTTCAGCCTCGCGGCCTGCTTCATGGGGTGTTCTACTATTTCTACAGCTCTTGGGGTGGGTAACAAGTCTTGCAATAAACCAAATTCTATCCCTTCTGTGCGGCGCTCCGACGGCACAAGCCGGAATAAGTAACGGTTGGACGGCGTATCCTTCACGTTCAAGGTCTCTACAAATGGTTTCGATAACATATTCTTGTCGGTGCAATACTCTTTTTCGGTAATCCTCTCCGAATAGAGAGGCCTGACCTCCCACTTCAACCTCCGCGCCGGGCTGTACCATCGTGAGGATTCCAGCAACATTCTCACCAACGACCCAAGTGGGTCGGATTTCCCGTATAGCTCGGAGCATTTGAGGCCAGAGGTAACGGTTATCATCCGCTCCTTTTCTTTGTCCGGCCAAGCTGAAGGGCTGGCAAGGAAACCCTCCGGAAAGTACATCGATTCTCCCTCTCCATTTGGAAAAATCCGTCCTTGTGATGTCTGTATAGTGCTCTGCATCTGGAAAATGGTAATTTAAGATTTTGGTACAAAATTCATTTATCTCGCAATGGAAGGCATTATGCCATCCCATCCATTCGGCGGCAAGGTCAAAACCGCCTATGCCGCTGAACAAACTTCCGTGGGTAAACATTTAACATCTATTGTTTTTTCTGTAAAACTATATCGCTTTCCGTATCTTTTTCCTGCGGTTAGCCCACACGGCCGAATACGACATCCCCATCTCATAAGCTTGTTCCATGACAGTCATGTTACGGAATTTTGGGGAATGGTATTCTTTGGCTTCCGGATATTTCTGTGTCAGGCCGTAAGCGGATGCCTTCTGGTAGATGGAACTGAGTGAATGCCGGGACAAATACACGGCAATATCGTGTGTGGGCATGAAGCCGTAGTTCTTTTCCAAGAAATGAAGTTCGGCCGGCGTCCAATGGTTTATGTGTTTTGTTTTCATCGTTTTTTGAATCTAATCTGAATGAATCCTCTTTTTTCCGTTTCTCTCAACAGATCCATATCCTCATCCCGTATTTCGACCTGAGTTTCCTTGTTGACGGTCATGCCCCAAGGGATGCCGAAACGCTTCCTGATGCGGGCGCGTATGGATTCGTCTTTCGTTACCCAATAAATAGTCAGTTTCATGGTGGAGTGAGTTGTCTGAGGGCTTCTTTGTCGCCATCGGCGGCACGCTGTTTGATTGCAATGTATTCAGGATAAGTCACGCCTTCAGTTTTTTCTGCCGGATAACGTTCCCTGAACCTATCCGCATATTTCATAGTTTCAGTTTCAGCAGCTATTGTACGATGTTCATCATATTTTTTAAGCCAGTTGATAATGACTTCACCATCCATGCGACCGTATATTTCTCCGAACTTCCCCATTTTCGCCATCTTGAAAAACAGTTTGAAATCGTATTGCGTGTAATAAGGATAGATTTCAAGTATGAGGTTGATGGTATCGGCTACTTGTACTGCATCCATCGAGCCGTTGACGGAATAGAAGCGCAGGAAACTGTTCATCCACTTGACCATGATGGCTTGTAACTTTATTGTTCCAATCTCACGGGCTATTTCCACCACAGGTAACTGTGGAGCATTGAAGACATCACGAATATTCATGGGATTAATGCTGTCCCAATATTGCATCGGCGAGGTTTTCAAGAGACTGGCGGCTTGCTGCTTTGTCTTGGGAAGTTCGTCCACAGGTATAAGTCCCTGTGGGTTGTACTGAATAATTCGGTTTTCCATTGATTTTTTCTCTTTTTTCCCACGTGGCGAGCCGCTTGCCGACTTCCCATGTGGTTTGTTGTTCAAATCTCATCTTAGTCTCAGACTTATTCATTTCCGACCAATAGTCGAAAAAGTCACGTACCATGTCACGACCGTACCTTTCCACGTAGGGGACAAGGGATTTATAAAAGGCATCCTTACGGGAGAGCGTAGCGGCTTTAGCCGCGGCAAGTTTTCTTGCCTGTTCGGCTTTCTTTGCCTCTACGTCAGTAGAGGTTTCTTTAGTTTTCTTTCTCTTTACTTTTACTTTACTTTGTGTACTCCTGTCGTCAATAACCTCGTTTTTGTATGCAATAACCTCGTTTTTGCATTCAGAAACCAAGTAATCGACTACATATTCAATTTCTTCACGCCTCGTTACTGCACTTTTGAATCGGTTTTGAATACCATTTGAAGTGAGGATTTTATATTTATCAAACATCTCCTTATTGAAGAATCCTACTTGTATCGCTTTCTTTACCACTTCCTCCACTGCACCCTCGGTGGTACCAATAGTATCAGCCACCACAAAAGGCAAATTCTCGTCCCACGTGATATAATACCCTTTATCTCTGTAGATATTACACAGCAGGCAGATTAGTATAGAAGTCGAAGCCGGACCACAAGCCCTCGATATTCTCCGTATCTTTACATCTGAAAAAAAATCCGTATCAAAAGAAAAGTATTCAAGACCTTGTTTAGTCGGTCTTGCCATGATTTATCCTCCAAAGATGAAATTCCTCCATAGTCATATTGCTTTTCTGTATGTTGCACTTCTCGCATAATACTTGAAGATTGTCCATTTGCGTAAAACCTCCCCTTGATACAGGAAATATATGGTCTACACATAATTTCTCTGTGCTTCCACAAACAGCGCATATCTTTCCATCCCTATCGAAAACCTTCCTCTTAATACTATCATTAAGCATCATGGCTTCTTCTCGAATGGCTTCACTCATTCTTGCGCTTATGCCATGTCTTTCACGAAATAAATACATATCCCTGCCACTCAAAGGCATACGTTTTACCAACGTGCCATCAAGCGCGTAAATGGTCTTGTGCCTGTTTGCGAAAGATTTCATTCTTTTATATGATGGGGAAGGACTATCCATCACATCACCATCATCAGAATAGAATGACCTAACTACCTTACCGTTCACGATAAGGTTCAATAATGACAACTCTTTAGTTGTCAGTTTACTTAGTCCTCTTTTCATAAATTCTTTCCTTTTAAAATCTCACATTGGTTAATTGCCTGTAACCGGAATATACAGCCCACTTTCCGTTGCCGCCGTCCACAAGGCGCAAATCCTTGACTTCCCCGAAACGCTTAATGTTTCCGCATAAATCAACAATCCAACCTGCTTTCTTACTTGGATGGGGACGGATGGCGCGTCCGACTATCTGATACCACAGTGCCAAAGACATTGTGGGGCGTGCCATAACAATTGTATCAAGTTCTGGATAGTCAAATCCGGTGGTCAATACGCCCACATTGGCCACGACAGGTATTTCGCCGGCCTTGAACGCTTCGAGAACCCTTTCACGTTCTTTTTTCGGTGTTTCGCCAGAAACGATGGCCGTGCCCGGAATACTCCATGTGAGCCGTTCGGCCTCTTTCAGGAAACGGGTGAATACCAATATGCCTTTGCGCCTCACTCCACTCTTCGGGTTCATAAGCCTTTGGACAATATGGACAAGATAACCGTAAAAGTCTATCCGTTCATATTCTCTGATTACCGATTTATCGGTATAGTCGGTGCCATTGGTGTTCACTTTCAGGTTGAGTTCGTTCCATCCGATAGGATTCATGGCGTAGTAGTCCAGTTTCGCCAGATAGCCCATATCGAGCAAAGTAGAAATCTGTACCTGATAAATGACTTCCGAAAAGATACATGGACGTGTACGGGTGATGAACTTTAACATAGAGCCGAAATCACGGCTTGAAGAAAGTCTATATGGTGTAGCGGTCAAACCAAGTACTTTGCATTTCAGAATCGAAAGGAATGATTTGTACATCCCTTCTTTGGGATTCACCAAATGGCATTCATCTATGATTATATTCTGAAAGTGCTGAAAAAGTTCAGGATGATTAATCACGCTGCCTATGGTGGCAAAGGTTATTCTTGAAATCTCCTTCCTTCCGAACGATGCTGAATAGATAGAGCAATCGAGTACGCCATACGAACATAGCTTCAGGTAGTTTTGTTCCAAAATCTCTTTCGAGGGCTGGAACACCAGCGTATGTCCGTTGAGCCTTGCCGCTATGTCGGCTATCACAAGCGATTTTCCCGCGCCGGTGGGCAGCACCATGATGGCGTTGTTCTTCTTCGCCTTGTTGTTGAAGAAGGAAACGGCAGCATCACTGGCCTGCTGCTGGTAATCACGTAATACATAACTCATATTCCTTTCTCCTTACTTAGTTTATCCCCCAAAGCCTTGTAATACTTCGTGAGTTCGATTAATTCAAAATCAGCATACTTGCGCATTTTATTCTTCATGGATTCCAGTATAAGGACGCGCTTTTCGCCATATTTGGTAATAAGTCCTTGACGGTATCCCTGCATGTTACCCTCCATGAAACGGTTACACTTCCGGCATTGGGCGTTGCAGTTCATTTCGTCAAACCGTGTACTCATGTGCTGCCGATTGATATAATGGCCACAGTCGGCTTGGGCGTATGGCTTTATCTGACCGCACGAGATGCAACGGAAATAGCCGTTCGGCATACAATCACGAAGCCGGATATAACGGCTGAAAACCTTGTCGAGTTTGGCTACCAAATCCGGCTTCTTCTTTATTGTTACCCCCGCTTTATCAAACAGAGGTAAAGGCTTGTCTTTCTTCTTAGCCTTTCGTTTTATGTAATATGGCATTATTTAAATCCCCATTCTTTCATGTAGTCAATGTTTTCAGGAAAACCCTCCACGGTTTTAGGACTTAGGAAAACCCTCTCACTTTGCAGTCCCCTGCCGCCCCATTCGGTTGGTGGGCATCGGTCATATTCGTCTTTATTGGATTCGCTTACGCTGAAATGTGGTTGGAATCCATAACCTTGTACGCCTTCTCCTAAAAGATGACCGAATTTCCGTAATGCCCATTCAAAAGCAATATCTTTATATAGGTAATGTTCTGAGAACACTGCCACATATATTTTATGATAAAAACTTCCTGTTTCAGTCAAATCCGGGTGACATCTGATACAGAAGTATTTAATGCGAGAAAGTATTTCTTTGACAAACTTCTCGTGTTTCTCACAGTCCTCTTTCGTGAGGAACTCTTTGCCATCGTCTGCGATGTAGACTGTTTTGGTTACTTCTTTCGTTTCCATATTTTTCTATTATTGGTTTACGCCTCATATAATACATATATCAATCCTTATAATCATTCATACTACCCCAGCCACCAAATATATCTTCATCACTCTCACAATTAAGTCGGGCACGTTCTATTTCCTTATTCATGGAATGTGCTAAACCAGTCAAATCTCCTAACGAAAGACTACCTAATGATGAACATTCTTGTTTCCTAATACTGTGTGTTATGGGTATTCTATATTTTTCAATACTATTGCATATTGAATTATTCTCTTCAGACATTTTGCATGTTGTATATTCACCATTGAATGTAAACAGTGTCTTTAACTTTTCAAATGCCTCTCTATCCCTTATGTGCTTGTACATAATTTCAACTGGGAAAGTCATTTGTAAGCGTTCTTTCTTAATCATTATAGCTATCGCATCATATAGAGCCTGTTCTTCATCGGTCAGCTTAAACCAATCGATATTCTCAAAGCACCACATGATATAACCTATATGGGTAAGTATGATATACTTTATCTCCTGTCCTTTATACTTTCCAAATGTCAATTTCCGCTCTTCTTGCATAATGATTCTATTATTGGTTTACATAATTCAACAACCCGCTTGCAATCCTCCACATCGAACATGCCGATGTGGCAGGCTTCACGGGGGATATTCAGTTTCATTGAAAGCCACAGATAAGCCTTGTTCCTGTTCGACGTGTTCGGGATGTGCTTCTTCCAGATCTTGTTTATAAGATTGGTTTTGGCTATCTGGTCAAAATAGAAGTGGGCTTCTTTCTTGGCTTCTCTAAGCTCGGCATTCGCCAAGCGTCCTAATGCTTGATCCGTGCCTTTGTGGACACCAACGTATGCCTTGCAATCACAGCAGAGGTAAATCATGCCATAGGAACGTCCGTATATAACGGAACTGTCTACGTATTCGGTAGGCTTGCCGCAATAAGGGCAAATCTTTCCTGTCAGGATTTCGTTCATTTTTCCATCAAAGCATCTATAACATCTCCTATATCTTCGCAATCAGTAACATCTTTAAAAGAAATGTAGCGGTTATCACAACCATAGCCATCACCTGAAGGGCTGTCACCTATAAAGGGGATTATTTCTTCAAGATTATCCTCTTTAATTGCTTTTATCACAGTGTTTAATCGTTCAACAACTTCATCCTTCAATGATTCCTTGTAGCGTTTACGGATTATTCCCCTTATTTCTTTATCTTTTATTCCTGACTCTCTCAAACAGAGGAATATTTCGTTTCTAAAATCATAGTCAAAAATCTTTTCCATATAAATTATATTAGTTTTGTGATACCGGCAGGATTCGAACCTGCATGAGCTTTCTGCTTTGAGTAACCCTTCCGGCTGGGTAAAGCTCCAGTACTCGTCGTGCGTCTACCAATTCCGCCACGGTACCGTTTGCCCGTCCTATCCTCACAGACCGGAAGGGCTTTGTTTTAACTAATACCTAATCCTAACCAAATAAGTATAACTATAGCGGAGGCCTTGCCGGAATCGAACCGGCTTCTTTACCGTATGGTAATATCCTTCCATGTGGACGAACGGGCTCGGGGAATACTCGTACTATCCGGATTGGTGGTTTTCGAATTTATCTTCCAAAAACCTCCTTGAACTTTTTGTCCAATGCCATCAATATCCTCATTCTTATAGCAGGATCCTCATTTTGGTCTATGGAATAAATACGTGAAAGCAACATCTTACGGGAACCACAAAAACACCCACAAGTATAGAATGGATCGACATTGGGATAGTTGTGTTTATACCAGATGTGGTTTGTACCTTTGATTGCCACGTATGTTTCGGAAACTATAAATTCATCTTCTATTGGTTTATATCCAGGCGTGTTCGGGTTTCCTGCGGC